TAGCCTGCGTACTTCAGGTCTTCAATAGAGTTCGGCACGTTGGCCGCCGTCGCCTCGAGCGCCGCTACTCGCGCCACCAGGGTCTGCCAGTCATCCGGCAGCGTGATCGTGACCACCGCCCCCGTGCTGAGCCGATAACTGACCCGCAGACGACCGGTGTGTATCCAGAACCCATCGGTGATGTGGTCGCTGGGAACAACCGGCGCCTGGGTCGTCATCAGGCATTGACCACCCGAGCGCCTGGACGCTTGATGACGATGCTCGCGTGGACTCCGCCCTGGGACTCGCGGTTGTCGCGACGGTACACCGCGGCCTCGATCTGCTCGTAGACCCGGCGGTAGTCCGCCTCCCTGGTAAGACCCAGCTCGGTCATCGCCGCCACGCGCTCGAGTCCGAGCCACCATTCAGCATCGACCACGTCGGGCGTATTGGCGTCACCGAGCAACGGCGTGCCGTCCAGGCACAGGCCGTCACGCTCGACCTTGAGCTCCTTCACCATCCCGCCGACCAACGAGTGCAGCGCCTCGACCTCGTTCTGGTTCTGGAGAAAGCGGGTGTGACCACCGAACGTGACACGGAAGAATCCTGGGCCGAACGTACAGTCGGACCGATGCGCTGCGGCGACGCTCAGGTACTCGGTCCGACCGTGCTCGTCGATCACGAGGTAGTGAACGTCCCATCAGCCGAGTAGGTGGTGATGCCGTTCGCGACCGCGGCAATGCGGTAGTGGTAGAGCGTGCCTGTCGTCAGACCGCCTATCGGCTTCGTCTGCGCGCCGGTTCCAGATCCTTGCGTGTTCTGCGATCCATAGGCGGTAGTCGTGCCGTAGTCGATCCAGTTCAGCGCTTGCTGCGACAGGGTGAAGTTGATGGTCCCGCCCGATACCGTGATGCCCGTGACCGAAATCGCCGTGATGGTGACCGCCTGACCAGTTGCCCCTGTTGGCGAGCCATTGGGGAACACCGCGGTCGCCGCCGATGCGTTGGCCGGCCACCCAGCCGGTCCCGGCGGCGCTACGCCCGTTTCGTTGCCGCGCCAGTCGACGGGCGTATGGGTCCAGAGACCCATCGCGGCGCCGACCTGCGAGCCGATTCTGCCTCCGTCAAGTGGCATGGCTTACGCCCTTTGCTTCGTGGGCGGCGGAGGAGCGGGGTTGGACTTCGCAGCCGGTGGCGACGTTTCGGCCTTGGCCTTCGGTGCCGCGCGAGTCGCGTTCTGCTCGTTCCACTCGACGAAGTTCTCGATAGTCTCCTCGCCGGTGATGGTGTAGCCAATCCGCAGATACATCTCGGCGTTGGTCGCGGGAGCGATGACCGTCTCGCCGTCGGTCTTCAGAAAATGGAAGTAAAGCGTGCTCGGCGGAGTGACCGCCGGGCCGTTCTCGTGAATCAGGTTCGCCTGCGCGACGAAATCAACGGGTGTTTCGCTCATGTTCGACTCCTCCGTCTGGACTCGTCGATCGGATCTTTGCCAGTGCCCTCGATGGTGGTTGCCTTCGCACCTTCAGCGCCGAGTTTTCTCTGCAGGTTTTCCAGCGACTCGTCAGTCTCTATACCGCGCAGCAGTGACGGCTCCGGTTCGTCGCGGTACTTCACGTCCACCACTCGGACCACGCCGCCGTGCGAGCGGATGTCCTTGATGGTCGCCTCGAGCTGCTCGGTCGTTTGCGTGTCGATGGTCTCGGTGTCGATCAACGTGCCAAGGGTCGGGTCCTTGGTATCCGCCTTGCGAATCGCGTTGATCAGCTTGGCTCGCTTGCGCTGCTCGGCGATGACCTCAGGACGAACCAGCTTCTCCCACTCCTCCACCTCTGACATGGTCTCGCCGCGGGCCGCGACGTCAGTCAGCAGGTGAAAGCCGAGGTCGGAGTAGAGCGCTCGGTTCTGCGGGTCCGACTGGAGCTGGACGATGTCCCCGTTTGGGGTTGCGAACCATCTCAAAGGATAGTTGTAATTCTGGCCACGCTTGAGCGGGATGTCAGTCCGCCCAAGCGTCTTTTCGACCATGCGGTCGATGAACGTCTCAGTTGCCATATTCGAGTGTAGACGCGGCTTACGCCGCGCCTTTAGCCCAGACGCCGAACGTCGGACGCATCATCTGGTGGCCGTAAATCTCTTCGACCGCGAGTTTCCAGGTGAAGACGTCGATGTCGTAGAAGATGTGCGACTTGGGGCTCCGCTGGAGAATCAGCGCCAGCGCTTCCCGATGAAAGATGAAGCAGTTCGCCTGACCGCCGGCTGGCTTCACCAGGTTGGTCGTGATCCCCAGGTTCAGCCCGTACATATCGCCGAGCATGCCTGACTTTGCTGGCATGGAGGTGTTGCCGATGTACAGAGCGTTCGACCAGCGGTCGAGTGCTAGCTTGGCGACCTTCTCAGCCGGGCTCATGATGAAGAACCGCTCGGTCTGCGGCGCGTCGGCGTTGTCGAGGAGCTGCACCGCGGAGAGCACGTTGGCGTCTGAGAGCGGAGTGCCGAGCGTGCCTACGGTCTGGGTGAAGCCGGCCACGTCGACCGCGAGCGCCGAGTCGATGTCTTTCGCCAGCGCGTAACCGAGCTTCTGCTGGTACTCGTTCTGCACGTCGACGATCGCCTGCACCTTGACGATGTCCTCGATGCCGAGCGCGGCGTACGACCAGATGTTGAGCGTGATGGTGGTCGCGGTCTCGGCGACGGTCTCGTACACGATCGCGGTGTTCTCGGCCTTGGCTCGAGCAGCAAGGTTGCCGATGCTGGCGACCTTGACCGTCTTGCCTACGCTGGCATCGTTCTCGAAACCGCGGTTGACGCTCTTGGCGAGTAGCAAGTTGGACTCCGTCGCGCGAAGGACCTGCTTACTCCAGATGTCCGGGGAGAAAATACCATCGGAAATTGTCTTATCAACAAATTCGAGTGCGCCCGTGGCCACTTCGGATACCCCCTACTATTGTCACTAGCGCTAGTTGCTAGTGTTGTCGAACGGGTATCCCTCGGGTGGACCGATGGCGTACCCCTGGCTTTGGCCTACCGTTCTCGTCGAACAGCGCCTCGTACTCTTTGAGCGACATAGCGGCGATCTGTTCGTCTGTCACTTCGCGGACGCGACCGGGGGTACCTGAGTCGCGCTCGGGGACAGGCTCGTCACCGTTGATCTCGTTCATCATCGACTTCCTCAGTGCGGACTCGCGCTTTTTCAGTTCGAGCTCGACCGTGGTATCGACGACTGACGAAAGGTATTCTGCCACTCCTTCGGCGTGACTCTTGCCGGCGCCGAATGTCTTGCCCGAGACCTCCCGCTGGACGGCTGGGTCTCGGCTCTGTTGGAACAGCGTGACGCCGTCCATGAAGGGGACTGCGGCCTGGGCTGCTTGCTGCGACGCGACCTGCTGTTGCAGTTCGCGCTGAGTCATCTCGCCCAGGGTGTAGAGATCGTTGTTGGCGGCCGCATCCAGCTTGGCCTTTTCCTGAGCATCGCGTTCCTGCTTGGCTTGCAGTGCCTTGACGCGACGTTCAGCGACGTTTCCGACCAGCCCCGAGAACACATCGTCTTTCTCGAGCTCGTCATACGGCACGTTCTTGAGGATCGACCGCAACGCTTCCTTCGGGTCCTTGGCGTCCCGGACCTGGGAGAACCAGTCGGGTGTTGCGGGTGCTTCGGGCGAGGGCTCGGCGGCGTCAGAGTCCGCAATAGCCTCTGACGTCACCTCGCCTACGGCTTGGTCCGTTGGAGGGACGGAGGGTGCCGTATCTGTACCGCGGCCACGTGGTGGCCGCGACCGCGGCGTTTCTGGCTGCTCAGCCGGCTCGTCGTCGACGAGGTCGGGATGAATGGACTTCTCCCAGTCGCCAGGCATTACTTCTTTGGCTTCCCCGCGGTTCGCAGCGCGATCGCGACGGCTTGACGTTGCGGCCGGCCAGCCTTGACCTCGCGTCTTATGTTGGCGCTAATGCCGGCTCTCGTCCTTGCCTGCTTGCCCTTGAGTAGTGGCATCAACCCCTCCGGACCATGCCCACGGTGTTTGGTGCATTGAACGCTGGGAGCGTGTTCTGAATTTGTTTTAGAGAGTCCTGTGGGTCAATTCCGTAGCGCTCTTGCATCGCCTGCAGGATCAGGTTCTGCGTGCCCGGCGTCGAGCGCAGGAACGAGGCGCTGTCGATCTTGTTCGGCGTCGGCGTCTGGCCCAGGAACGAGTCGGCCGTGGTCTGATTGGCACTCGGGTCCTTGATGTCGTCGATGAGCTGCTGCAGATAGCCCATCCCACCCTGCGTGTTGCCGCCCGCGGTCCCGACCCCAGTCACCGTATTGGGAGCACCGAACCCGGCGGTCGGCATGCCTTGCAGGATGCGGCCGGCCTGGCCAATCACCTGCGCCTGACGGAACGGATTGGCCTGCAACGCTGCCGCGGAATTCACTGCGCCC